GCGATCCGAATGCCAAGGCCGTCAGCGTCGCCGCCGGCAGAAATCCCCAACGGGCTGTCCGGAACAGCTCTCCGAATACGAAACCTCTGAAAATCAGTTCCTCGAAGAATCCCGCGACGACTATGAACGTAAACATGTGATCCGGCGGCGTTTCCCGGTTGAAACTGCCGATGACCGCATAGCCGGCGAACATGGGGACCGTACTCAGCACTCCGAAGAGCAATCCCCGGCCGAATCCGTGCGTCAGTCCGAGCCTATATAATATGGTATCGGGTCGGTGCAGCAACAGAAGCGCCGCTGCCGGAATTATACCCGCAATCAGGTAATTCAATATGTAGTGAATTGATTTGTAGGTAGATAAGAAATTTGCAAATGGCCGAACGCCGAGGTTGAAATACCACGTCACGAAGAACAGCCCGAAAGCCGTCAGGATAATTGCCGAGCGTTTTATACAGCTGTCATTTTCAGCCATTTGTTCCGGATTTGATATTGCAAAAGTAGCAAAAATTCGGTGAAGTTATATATCGTCCGATTGCGGGATATCGCTTATATGCTCAATTTGCCGAATAATCGGGATGTAATAGTGTATAAAGATTCGATTATGAACAAAATGGACTCTCGATTCGCAATAATTTAACATAATGGTAATATATTCATTACCAACAAGTTAAACGACAGGACAGGGGAGCATCTTACCACAGAAGAGAGAGAAAATTAACAAAGGTGGCAAGACGTCAAAGAACGAGTAGTAGATAACTACAATGCAAATATACAAATAATATTTACAAGTCCAAAAAAAGTGAAATTTTTACAATTATATCCGAATATGAATTTCGCGCGCACGCGTGAAGCACACGTACGCACGTTACATATCGGAGACGCTTCGTATCTTGGGTCATCAAGATACTACGCTATAAAGAAGTTAGTTAAACGAAGTAGTCCGGCGCGCCAATGCTTCGGGCTATGGAGTGAGCCCAAAGCAAAGGCGGCCGAACGATCAAAACGTAACGCGGCTATAAAAAGATGATAACGCATTAAAGATCAATAATTTACATTTGTAAATTACATTTGTAAGTTACGCATGTAAATAGCCCCCGGCACAGGGCCGGGCCTTACAAACTATAAAAAAAACGCTTACGAACGATTCAACCAACGCCAAATAGCGCGGATCGAGTATAAAATTACCCAAGCTTCAAGAGCTATTAGAAGAATCCAAATAAGCATACGCAAATATAAAAATTATTTCTTAGAGTCCAAAGCGTCAAGAAATCTACGAACTTCGTCATCTGACATTCTATTAAATACATAATTGTTGATACGACGAGATTTTATAACTTCTTGAGCGGCTCCAGCAACAGCGGAAGATGGCATAACGAGACCAAGAACATCAGCAAGGCGAGAATATAAAGCAGAACGCGCATTTTCATCATTAAGATTCGTAGAAGAAACAAGATTATTAATACGCGACTTAATTTCCCTAATACGATCATCACGGGACATATTTTCCGTCATGGTCTGAGCCTTAGTGAAATCAGTCTGAGCTTGAGTAGCAGAAATCTGCGATTCAATCAAATCACGCTGTTTCTGAAAATTCTGCTTCATTTCCTCCGAAACTTCTTTATCGGCAATTAACTTGTCGATCTTCGACAGGGTTTCAGAATAAAGACCATGCTTAATTTGAATATCAGCCTCATTGTTAGCGCGCTGGAATTCTTTATTAATTTCATCGACAGCAAGCTGAACCTGCTCGCGCTGTTTCTTAACAAGATTCCAATCAAATTCAAGACGCTGCGAATTCTTGGTAACATTCGGGTCTTTCGTATCACCACGAAGTTTCTCGGCTTCGGCATTCAGCTTATTAACAGTAGCATCAGCAATTGCCTTTTCATTTTTCATACGCTGACGCTCGGCAATTGTAGTAACAAAATTAAAATCACTAGACCCCATAGGAGTCTGAGAATTTGGGGATGAAGCATCAGTAACAATACCAGCACCGCCGGGAGAATTACCGAAAACAGCTTGAGGAGCTATACCAGCGGAACGCCATTTAGCAACCTGGCGAGAAGGCTTGTTCATCTCCTCAAGTTGATTAACACGCCGTTTCCAATAATCATGCTCCAGAGCCATATTTTTCTCATTACGAGATTGGGCAATTGCATTATGACCTTCTTTCATTGCAAAGGAAGCGGCAGCAGCACCTAATCCAGCTAAAATACTCATAATTGTTCAATTTTTCTTTATAAAATAGGGTAGAGGACGTGCTTTCCGCACTCCGCAATATATATCAAGTATATTGCGGCCTCTACCCGTGGAAATTGTTCAATTAGTCGGAATTTGGTTCTCCAGCTCCATCTTTCAAGGCGCGAGCTTGAGATTCAAAAGCCATAGTAGACGCCATATCCATCAAATCAAGTCTACTAACTGTAGGATCGGTAAATACATCGACATCACCGGACGCAATAGACTCTGCATCATCAAAGGCATCCGGTAGGGGTTTGCGAGTAGATATTCCATCCAAATCAACACCACCATTAAGGTAATAAGACATAGGATGAGCGACAACAACCTTATCTGTAAAAGGATGAAATTCGCAAGACGAAGATGAATCCTCCGAAAAACAAGAGGGATAGTTTATTTTCTTTTTCTTATACATAACATTCAATCTTTACTAACGACCAAGATACGGCATATAATTCGCAGAAAGTGAAGAAGTAACCTTAAGGTCAAAAGTACCAAAATACGAAAAATTACCAGCCATCAAAGTCTGATCAACAAAAACATACTGCCAATCAAGGGGATTAATATAGGTTCCAGTGTATTCTCCATCTTGATAAAAACCGGTACCATCATCCGGAAAGTAAGCAGTAAAACGACGATTCAAAACCCAATACTGAAAATTACCATTTTGCGCAAAATCACCATGCAAACGGGAGTAATCAGTACGAAGCCATGACCACGCAACCTCCTCACCAACAGAAACAATATTAGGGTCAACAAGTACACCGGTGCCATCATAACCAAACCATGGGCTAGACTCCTGATCTAAACCAGTAAGGTTAAAACCGCGGGGCATCATCGAAAAACGATGCCGAGGAACCAACTGAAAACCGATACCATTCAATTCGGGATTGAAATCATCACCAAAAGAAATGGATGCCAAATCCGGATGCAAACCTTGTGAATAAGCAGGCTCCGGAACAAGCATAGTAATAAGCATAAAAGTACCGGGTTCCTTAGCATAGTAATCAATACCGGAGTGACCCGAAAAATCACAATACCTATCAATACAAGCCGCAAGCTGACCCAAATTCGCATCCTCACCGGAAGCCGAACCATTAGCCATAGCACGAACGTTCGACGGATTTATGGAGGCCTGCCAAACACCAAGAAAATCCGGTTTATTAACATAGGACGCCGAAGACTTTGTACCCCAAAGAGTACGGAAAACGTCACCAACACGACCACCGGAAATAAAAAGACGGTCCATCCAATTCTGAATCTTCGTCTTCAAACGAAGCTCCGGAACAGCAACGGAAAAGCCCGAATCGGTATTAGAAATATCAATGGCATTTATAACATTAATCTCAGCAGTAGGAGAGGAACCTTGTTTGATAATATTACCAAACAAGTCGGGAGAGTAGGGAACAGACAAAAGACCACCGTAACCTTGAATACCAGCACAAGCCAAAGCACGAACCGGGTTATAACTTGGATCGGTACCCGAAGCGCCTTGAAATAAATCAACACCAACACCCGTACGAGTAGTAGAACGTATGTCGTCCAACACATTTAAAAAATCATTAGGCTTAATAGAAGAAAAAACATCGGAAAAGAATGGACGATACAACGATTCCTGCTGACCATCCGGCCGAACTTTCTGCATCTCACCAACGCCACGGGTAAAATACATATAGTCCTCTTGCATATTGGCAATATAATAATAATGCGAAAGGAAATAAGCAAAGAACGGGGCGGCATTAAAGCGAAAAGAAGTGGGATATATTTGACCGCGAGAACTAGGAGATTGCGCCGTGTGCTTTTTGCCCAAATTAGGGCAAACAGCACCAGCAGCAATACCGAGCCAATCCC